CTCTACTGGTATTGATGTTACTGGTGTTATAACTACAGATGGTCTAACAACTTCAGCAGATATTAGCTTTGGTGATAATGATAAAGCTACCTTTGGTGCTAGTGATGACTTACAGATATATCACGATGGTGCTAACTCAAGGTTTCATTCAGTTACTGGAAATACCATTATTAGAGCAAATCAAGTTGCTATTCAAAATGATAGTGGTACAGAGAATGTAGCAATATTTAATGAAGACAGCAACTGTAGATTATTTTATGATAATGCAGAAAAGCTAGCCACAACCTCTGAAGGTATTACTGTTACTGGTGAAATAAAGACTGATGCAGGTTCAGGTGCATCACCCTCACATACCTTCACTAGTGATACTGATAGTGGTATGTTTAGTGGTGGAGCGAATGTACTTAGTTTTGCCACAGGTAGTTTAGAAAGATGGCGTATGGAAAATGACGGAGACTTTCACGCAGATGGTGATGTTATTGCCTACTCAACGACTATCTCAGATGAACGCTTAAAAGAAAACATCCAACCGATTGAAGATGCTCTAAATAAAGTTAATCAGTTAAAAGGTTGTACATTTACATACACACCAGACGGTAAAGAGTCAGCAGGTCTAATAGCACAAGATGTTGAAAAGGTATTACCTTCAGCAGTAACCGAGAAAGAATTACCACTAAAACAAGATGACGGTAAGGAATATAAAGTCTTACAGTATGACCAAACAATAGGTCTATTAGTAGAGGCTATCAAAGAACTAACAGCTAAAGTAGAGGAGCTGGAGGCTAGGTAATGGCATTACAATCATCAGGTCAAATTAAATTATCTGAGATTGCCACAGAGTTTGGTGGTTCAGCACCTCACGCTTTAAGTGAATACTATGGTGAAGGCAACGCTCCTGCTTCGGGTGAAATAGAATTAGCGACAGATTTTTATGGAACAAGCTCTGTTACTTTTCACGGTACTAGAGGTGTATTTATAGGCGGACAAGTTCACGATACTATGGAATACATCACTATTGCATCAACAGGTAATGGTACTGATTTTGGTAATTTACTTGCTAATATGTATGGAGGAGGTTCTTGCTCTAATGGCTCAAGAATTGTAATGTCACGAGGACATAGTGGTCCGCCTAGCGAAACTTGGTATCAAAGTATGGAGTATATAACTGCAGCCACAACAGGCAACTCTTCTTCATTCGGAAATATGTCAACCAATCTTTGGACATATAACGAAGGTTGTTCTAATGGAACTAGAGGCTGTTTTGGTGGTGGTTGGTATCCAAACCAAAACCATATTGACTATATCACTATTGCTACAACAGGTAATGGTGCAGACTTTGGAGACCTTACAGCAGGAAGGCACGGTTTACCAGCCGTGTCAAATGAAACTCGTGGTGTTTGGGGCGGGGGTTATCAGTCTGTAACTACAATGGACTATGTAACCATTGCATCAACAGGTAACGCCTCAAGTTTTGGTACTATGGGCGGAGCTTATAGAATAGGTGTTGAAAATGAAACTCGTGGTGTATGGTGTGGTGGATATACAAGTGGTGCAAGTGTAAGTGAATATATCACCATTGCATCAACAGGTAACGCCTCAAGTTTTGGTAATTTAACAGGCTCACATTACAGAGCTGGTGGTGTTTCTAATGGCACAAGGGGAGTAGTAGCTGAAAGAGATGACACAGTACTCGAATATATCACTATTGCAACTACAGGTAATGGTAGTAATTTTGGTGATTTAATAATCGATGATTGGGAAGATAGCACGGGAGCGTCAGGGAGCTAATATGGATAACGCAAAAAAGGTATTAGCCCTAGATGAGTACAAAGGCTTTCAAGCACTACAGAAGTCAACGGGTGGTTTAGCTACAATTACAGATAAGAAGTTAGCAGTAATTGCCGAGAAGATGGTAGCTATTGATAGGGCTAACCACACAGCAGGTCGTTCTCAAACACAAACAACTAATCAGTTAATGACTTTAACTATGATGACAGATTCACCTTATCGTAGATTAAGGCAATGTCTATCGCAGATTGAGCAAAAACGCAAAGCATTAGAAGAAGCATATTTTAAGATGAGAAAGAAACAAATTCTTATTAAGCAATGGTATGAAAAAGGCGATGAAATGTCAGTCATTAAAGCACAGGAAGCTGAAGCAGGAATGATAAGACAGAAAGATTATATTGATGGTGCATTTAAAGAGATAGCTACATTCCAATGTGCTTATGATGAGATAAGAGAAGCTCACAATATCCCAGAAAAGTGGGATGAAAGAGATGCTGAAGAGGCAGAGATTGACCATCACATTAAACAAGCCTTTAGACAGGCACATAGAGATATGGTTAATAGTGGTAGGATTGGTCTTGGTAATATGGAGTATCTTGAGCAGTACGGTATTCATATCCAAACAGCAACTAAGTTAATTAATGACTACATACACACAGAAGATAAAGAAATATCAGAAGGTAAAGCACCTACTGTTAATCGATTGTATGCTTTTCTTGATTCAATGGCAGAAACATTCCACGATGCTCATAAAGATGTAATGGCTAGGATTGGTATCAAGGAATTAATTAAAGATGAGTTTTTATATTTAGAGGATAAATAATGGAATATGTATTAGACGGTGTAATAGTAGGAAAGAAAGTTGTTATTAATGACATTACTCATAAAGAAGCAGATTATGCCACAGTGCCTGAATTGATACCAGTTAAACCAACACCGACATTAGCAACTGGTCAGACATTCGATTGGAATAATGGTTCGATAATTGATGGTGAGTGGGTTAGATTTGTTGTTAGAGATAAGACTGTTGATGAGAAGATGGTTGAGATTAGAGCAAAACGTAATACTTTATTAACAGACACAGATTGGACAGGTTTATCGGACGTTACTATGAGTGCTGATATGGCTACTTATCGACAGGCATTGAGGGATTTACCTACTACCGTCGATGTAGATAATCCAGTCTATCCTACTAAACCATAAGGAGTAATAGATGAGTAAATCAAGAAATATTGCAGACCTACTAGACAGTAGTGGTGACGTAAAGTCGGGAGCTTTAGATAATGTTCCAGCCAGTGATAATGCTAGTTCATTAACTACAGGTACAATTCCTATTGCTCGTATAGCGGATGATGCCGTAGTTGCAGATAAATTAGCTAATTCAATTAATACTGATATTGCTACTGGTGTAACTGCAAATACCACAGCCAATGCAGCTCTACCAAAAGCTGGTGGCACGATGACTGGTGATTTAAACCTTGGTGATAGTGTTGATATTAACTTTGGTGCTAGTGCAGACTTAAAGATATATCATAATGGTACTAACGATTGGGCATATATAAACGATAGCAATACAAATGCTGCTGCTGGGATTATGATAAAAAGTAATATACTTCGTATTAGAGACCAAGCGAATACTGAAACAATAGCAGAATTTAATGAAAATAGTGATGTAAAACTTTACAATAACAATAATCTTAAACTAGCCACAACCTCTACTGGTATTGATGTTACTGGTAGTGTTACTTGTAATGGTTTAACATCTGATGAAGATATTAGTTTAGGTGATTATGACAAGCTCAAGATAGGTACTGGTGATGATTTTCAGATATGGCACGATGGCACAGCAACAAGAATGTCTAATACCACTGGCAATTTAAATATTAGAAGTGCTTATTTTGCTGTTTCAAATGTTGCGGACAATAAAACTAGTATTTACGGAAACCCAGAGGCAGAGGCAAGACTTTATCATAACAATACGATTAGACTAGAGACAACTTCGGGTGGGGCAACGGTAACTGGAACATTACAAGCAACTTCATTTTCTGGTGATGGTTCATCTTTAACTAACCTTCCTGCTGCTGGAGAAACGGCAGCTGCGTGGTGCAGTGTTTATTGGAATGAAAGTATTTACGAAAGTTATAATGTTAGTAGCATAACAGACGTTTCTGCTGGCAAACATTACGTTAATTTCGACACCGATTTATCAAATAGTAATTATGCTATTGGTGGTACTGGTGAAAGTAATGATTGTCATATATATCACGTTACTGGTAAAACTACCAGTCAGTACCTTGTGTGGACAACTAACGGGGGTAATAATACAAGATATGACACAAACTCATCCTCGATAGTATTTGGAGATTAAGATATGAAAATAATTTATGCACAAGATAATGGGGTTTTAGCACAACTAATCCCAGCACCTAACTTCCTAGCAAAACTAG